TTCCTCGAACTCAAGCGCAAGGGGTGCAAGCCTTCACCGACACAGGTTTACTGGATGAAGCAACTCCAGTACGCCGGGGTCAAGTCCGAGTGGGCATACAACTACGATGACGCGGTGAAGATCATTGAAGAAACTTTTGCTTAACGAACCTCACCATCAACTACGACAACCAATGAAAAAGAAACACAAAACCACATCCTCCGCCGAATTCTGGGTGCTCGACACAGGAATCCAAGGAATGTCATCAGGAACGATTCAGGCACGTGGGCCATTCTCTTCGCAACACGCTGCCGAGCAGTGGATCGCCGACTCCTCGGCGGAAGACTGGATAGAGTCATGCGGATGTCTGCGAACAGGGGAACCCGAAAACTGGGGCGATGTGCATACCATTGTGCAAGTAGTCCGCAAAGTGAGACCAGTGCCTCCCAGCCACGTCCAGATGACTCTGGTGGACGCTGAAACAGTATGACCAACGAAGCTAAATAATATATGGATACCCAAACACCAAGAACTGATGCAGAACAAAAATGGACCTTCGGAGATAATCGCTTAGATATGTCTTTTGAGTGCGTAAAAGTTGAGTTCGCCGAAAAACTCGAAAAAGAATTAGCAGAAGCAAAACGATTGTTAGGAACTAGGGTCGAAGCGGTTAGACTCGACGATGCAGAGCGGCGCTTCCAATACCAAAAGGAAGAAAATGACAAGCGCATTGTGCAAATACGAAAACTGCAAGGTGAAGTGTTCGAGTATAAAAAACAGTATCTTGCTATTGCTGACGCCACGCTCCCAGTAAGCGACGGATACGAGGATATAATTAAAGAAATTAGAAGGCTAAGATGTGCCGAAGCCGACGCAGCAAAAATGCTAGGCATGGCGACAGATTTGAACATGCTGCTGCAAAACAAAGCTGACATGTGGAGGGACGAATTCCAACGTATTAAGGCTCTCTGTCACGGTAAGTCTCTCGACTTCTTAGAAATCGAAGGAGTATGTGATCGAGCGGCGCAGGACATACGCTCGCAAATCCCGTTGATAGACCAACGAGAAAAGGCTTCCGATATGATAGCCAAGCTCAACGATGAGGCGGCGGAGGTCGAAAAGTTGCTTCGCATATATGGGTGGAAGGAGGAAGAGTCTCTGCAAATGTTTCTTTACCGTACGCGGCAATCTGCCGACACCCTGAGTAACTCGCCGCAGTATTTATGTGGGTTATTACAAGAGTGTGAGGACAAATTAGCAAAATCCCAAGACGAGCTCGCCCGACTACGCGACGGTATTGACTCCGCCAAGCGCGCGCTGGACGCCGCGTTGGTGGACGCTGAAACAGTATGACCAACGAATCCCAATACCATGCCATTCATTCTATCCGACGCTCCATCCATCGTCCGCTGTCTTGTCCGCAGGGAGTTCACACAGAACCACCTAACCGGGAAAGGCCGATACCTCAAGGCCCACATCCTCGGCATCCGTTGTCAGGAAGCAGCGAGCCTCCAGTTCCAAGTCCGGTTCGACGAGCCTGAGTGCGCGGGTGCCATGTTCTGCCTGCCTATCCAAGCTCTGTGTTGGAAGGAGTGCAAGATGCCCGACGTGGAGTTGATCCAGCCGTGGGACACCTTCTCCTCGACCTTCACCGTGCATGAGTTCGCCATGTGGAAACGTGGCAACGCGCAGCTCCTCAACGTGCGCAAGATCAAGGGATACCCGGAGAGGTTGAACGCACGGTATTTGTTCACCATCGACTTCGAGGGCAACGCTCTAGCAAATGACGCCCAACAACATAAACAGCTCCACGTTCTGCAAGTCGAGCAGGGATGGTTTGCTGCCGTCCCGAACAACCGCGTCCTGAGCGTGGACGAAGCCTTCGAGAAACCCTGCGAACAGCTTCCACGTTTCGAGTCCCTTGAACACCTTTACAGCGCCGAATGCCAGATTGGAGAACCTGTATGACTACCACACTGCTACAAGGAGATTGCATCGAGAAGATGAAGACCATCAAAGATGGCAGCGTCGATTTAGTTTTGACTGACCCGCCATATGGAACCACGGCCTGCAAATGGGATTCAGTGATCCCGTTTGATGTGATGTGGGAACAGGTCTGGCGTGTTTTGAAACCAAACGGAGCAGCCGTGTTTACCGCATCCCAGCCATTCACATCCGCGCTGGTGATGAGCAATATAAATAGCTTCTCTCACGAGCTTATATGGGATAAAGGACGTGGAAACGAGCCAGCTTTAGCCAAATTAAGGCCACAAAAAGCCCATGAATCAGTGTTAATTTTTTCATATTCTGGAAAGAACCCACGTTACTTCCCCCAAATGGAAGAGCGTAAAGACGGACCTAAAAAAATTAAAGGTAACTACTCGAATAACGGACAGGGTATTTTGAGTGGTTCTGGCGTGATTGAGAAAACTTACACTCATCGTTATCCAACATCGGTAGTTAGATGCTCGAATTCCAATCAGACTGAAAAAGTTCACCCCACCCAAAAACCCGTGCCACTGATGGAATACCTCATCAAGACCTACACCAATGAGGGCGAAACGGTGCTGGACTTCACGATGGGCAGCGGGACGACAGGCGTGGCCTGTCAAAACACTGGACGCATCTTCATCGGCATCGAGCGTGATGACAAGTACTTCGCCATCGCGTGCCAGCGCATGAACGTCGATATCGAAATGTGAACCTACCCGACACCATGACCACCCTCACCTATCTCTCTGAACCAGCCATCCGTTCGTCCGCTCGCAAAGCGGCGAAGAAATGGAACAGCATCTTGTCCGACCTCGTCGAACTCAAGGAGGTCGAGTTCACCTCACCCAACATCCTCATCCACTTCGGCAACATCAACCGCCAGAAACATCCGGGCAGGATCGCGGAGTGCCGACACCACGGGCCTGACAAATGGAGTATCGTGATCGCCGTCGATGAGAAGTGGGCGACGACATGGTGGCAGCGTTTCACCGGCAACGGCAACAACCTCTACGTCACCATGCTGCACGAGTTCGGGCACGTCTTTGATCTGCCACATTCCAGTGATTCGGCGCACGTCATGCACGCTGAGATGAACGGCAACGGCTCCATGTCAGGGCGCGAGATGCAGCTCTACCGTGAGAAGTTCCTGAACAACATGGAGGGTGAGGTATGAAACTACTACACGGCGACAACCTCGCGCTCCTTGCCACCCTACCAGACAACAGTATCGACGCTGTTGCCACCGATCCACCGTACGGCCTCGGCGAAGCTCCTGATGCGCTCGCCATGCTCCGCGATTGGCTGGAGACGGGACACCATGACGTGAAGAGCAAGCGTGGTTTCATGGGCAAGACGTGGGACAACTTCGTCCCGCAACCGGTGCAGTGGCATGAGGTGTACCGAGTGCTCAAGCCAGGTGGTCACGTCCTCGCTTTCGCTGGGACTCGGACACAGGATTTAATGGCGCTCGGCATCCGGCTGGCTGGTTTCGAGATCCGTGATTTGGTGGCATGGGTTTACGGATCTGGATTCCCGAAGTCGCATAACCTCGAAGGTGAGTTGGAAGGGTACGGCACTGCGCTCAAGCCTGCACTGGAGCCGATCACGTTGGCGCGTAAACCCCTCGAAGGGACAGTCGTGGCCAACATGCTCAAGTGGCACACGGGGGCGATCAACGTGGACGGGTGCCGGGTTCCGGCCAACGGGGACAAGCTCGGCGGCGGTGCAGAGAAAGACGTGCAATCGGATAAGCCGGAAGGGTGGGATCGCCCGTGGCGTAACAACCCAGAGGCGCAGCGGGCGCACGCCGAGCGCATTCGCGAGAACGTGCAAAAGGCGGAAGCCGCTGGCCGCTGGCCCGCCAACCTGATCCACGACGGCAGCGATGAAGTAGTCGGGTTGTTTCCATACAGTAAGGGCCAGATATCCGCTAGTCGAAGCGATGGCACGGATAAGACGAACATCGTGTACGGGAAGATGCGGCACAACCCAGAGGTCATGCAGCCACGCGGAGACTCCGGCTCCGCAGCCCGCTTCTTTTACTGTGCGAAGGTATCACCATCTGAACGCAACGCCGGGCTGTCTGACCTGCCGGACAAAGAGTGGAAGGGCGACGGAGCTGCGATCCCGCAACGAGGAGAGCGCCCGTTCAACCCCTCGAAGAACAACCACCCAACGGTCAAACCCATCGCGCTCATGCGATACCTGTGCCGCCTCATCACGCCGCCCGGTGGAACGGTGCTCGACCCTTGGATGGGCAGCGGGTCCACGGGCGTCGCATGCAAGGAAGAAGGGTTTCAATTCATCGGCATGGAGCAGGACGAAGGATATTACGTCATCGCCTGCCACCGTATGAACGTCGAGATCGAAATGTGAAACACTCAAAGCTATGAACCCTCTCAACGTCCGAACCAAACCGAAGCCCGGCTGCTGCAAGACACGTCGCTGCAAGGGCAAGCCGCGTAACTTGTCCACGCGCCCCAACTCCAGCGAGTATTGTGGGTCGTGCCACAAGAAGCTCTGGCGCATGGCGAACCCGGTGAAGTCCGCCTACCTGTCGCTCAAGTCCTCGGCCAAGCGCAGAGGCATCAAGTTCACCCTGACCATCGAGGAGTGGGAGGCGTTCGTCCTGCCCACTCGATACCTGGACGAGAGCGGACTGGAGAGACACCGCCTCACCGTGGACCGCATCAACCCGAGTGGCGGCTACTCGAAAGACAACGTCCAGATTCTCACCTGCTCCGAGAACGCCGCCAAGGGCAACCGGGAACGGTACGTGCAGGAGAAGATTGAGCAGTGGAGCGAGCACGTCGTCACCGGGGAGGAGCCTTTCTGATGAAACCTAAAACCAAAGAGTTCAACATCGAGGTGAACGGCTTCCGCGTTAGAATCTTGCGCCATCCGCCGAGACCTAGAGGGTTCTTCATACGCCAGACGAGGAACTACGCGAGGGCGTACTTCGTTCGTGGAAAGAAGCACAACCATTGGTTTATCGGGGAGATCAACTTCATCGAACTGGACGAGGCCGCATTGGCACACGAACTCGTCCACGCGGCTTTCGAGATGGCTAGGAGGACAGATGATGAAGTCACTCAAGAAGAGTCAGTCGCCACCTGTTTTGGGCTACTCTACGAACAACTAACCAAACAGCCTGAGATTTTTGGATGAAACCACGCATACGCATATCTTTTTCTGGCGGCAGGACATCTGCCGTTATGACCAAACTTGTTATGGATAGATACAGACTTTCCCATGATATAAAAGTGGTGTTCGCAAATACAGGTCAAGAACACCCTTTAACCTTAGACTTCGTGGCGCTATGTGACGAACACTTGGGTTTTAATACAGTGTGGTTGGAGGCCGAAGTAAACCCGGAGAAAGGGGTCGGAGTATCCTATCGAAAAGTAGATTACCGATCTGCGAGTCGAGACGGTAGGCCGTTTCGAGACTACATAGCTAAATATGGAGTGCCTAACATGGGGAGTCCCCAATGCACAACCCGCCTCAAAGAGAATGTCCTGGACAGCTATTCCAGATCAATAGGCTGGAAGAAAGGCTCTTTTCTAACAGCTATCGGAATTCGTGCAGATGAGGCCCACCGTGTATCTGTTCGTGCAGCAGAAGAGAAATTCATCTACCCGCTTGTGGATGAGGGATACACAAAAGAACGAGTTATCAACGAGGTAAGGACATGGGGGTTCGATTTAGAGATACCGGAACACTACGGAAACTGTGTGTGGTGCTGGAAAAAGAGCTATCGAAAGTTGCTGACAGTGATGAAAGAGAAACCTGAGTACTTTGATTTTCCGAGAAAGATGGAAGAAGAGTTTTCCAACTTCAAAGTGACTGACGCCACACGATCACCAGATGGACGCAGACTATTCTTCCGTGGACACAAGTCGGTAGCTGACATTGAACGAGACTCTAAAGGGAACTTCGTACCTTTCTCAGACAAGTATTTCATACCGCATGACGACGAACTAGACTTCGGAGTTGGGTGCGGAGAGTCGTGTGAGATAGGGGCTGATGAGAGATTCGGCACTAAGATTGAAACCGAAGAAACGGAGATGTGACCCATGAAGTTCACCCCTGCTAACTGCCAGAAGATACTGATTCGCCACCTACTCACTCATCCAGTGGCGTATGGGGCTTGTGGCATGGGTCTGGGCAAAACAGCCTCCGTCCTCTACGCTCTCAAGGAACTCATCGAAGAAGGCGAGTCGAAAGGCGCGTTGATCGTCGCCCCGTTATGGGTGACGAACCTGACGTGGATGATGGAGCCGAAGGAATGGGATGAGTTCAAGCACCTGCGCGTAGCCAACCTTCGGACAGAGATTGGTCGCTATGCGTATCTCAACGGCAAGGCAGACCTCTACCTCTGCAACTATGAGTTTCTTCCGAAGCTCGTCGAGTTGACCAAGCGGCGTGGCGGCACTGTCCCTTATGATACGGTCGTGTGGGACGAGTCCACCCGCGCCAAGAACCACTCGTCCGTCCGCATCAATGCCTATCGGAAGGGGATGCCAGTCGTCGAGAGGAACTGGGCCATGTCAGGGACGCCAGCGCCAAACGGACTCATGGACCTCTTCGCGCAGATTCGCCTCATCGACGGAGGGCAGCGTCTCGGTCGCAGCTTTACCCACTTCAAGCAGACCTACTTCCACGCGACCGACTATATGCAGTACAATTGGGAGCTGAACGCCGGAGCCAAGGAGACCATCGAAGCCAAGATTTCCGACATCACTCTGACGCTTCTCTCCGAAGACTGGCTCACAGATGTCCCTCCGCCAGTGTTTGAGGATGTGGAAGTCAAGCTGCCGGATGAACTGATGCGCGACTACCGGAAGCTGGAGAAGGACATGCTGCTCGAACTTAGCAACGGAAAGACCATTACAGCCGGAGCCGCAGCAGCCGTCCTCACCAAGCTCATGCAGTTCACGGGTGGGGCCATCTACGATGAAGAGAAGAAGTGGCACCATGTCCACGACGCCAAGATCGAGGCGGTGCGGAAAATCCGCAAGCACACCAAGACCCCAGTGCTCGTGCTCCAGATGTATCAGCACGAAATCACCCGCCTTCGAGAAGCCTTCCCAGATGCGGAGTTCTTCGCCGATGAGAAGAGCATGTTAGCCAAGCAGGACATGCTTCGACGCTGGAACCGAAAAGAGATACCCATGCTAGTCTGCCACCCCGCCTCGGCAGGCCATGGACTCAACCTCCAGCATGGTGGCAACACGCTCATCTACTACTCGCTCACTTACTCCCACGAGCTTTACGAGCAGGCCATCAAACGCCTCGTCCGCCGTGGGCAGAAGGAGACCGTCACCGTCCACCGGCTGATGTGCCCTGGCACCGTGGACGAGACTATCGCCTCTGTCCTCGCCGACAAGAAGGGCAACGAGAACCGCCTGTTCAGTGCGTTGAAGAGGCTTGAATCCGCCCGTGACGCGGGCTTAGTTATCGAACAATGAACACTGTGACTGTCACCGAAGAGTATGCGAATGCCAAGTATGAGGTAGTCCAGATGTATGCCCGTAAAAAGGGAGACGAGAATTTCACCGAGCAAATCGCAGCAGTGTATCTTCAAGAAGACGCAAAAGAGATACGAAGGGAACATGGCTTCCCGAAAAAAGAACTTCTGGAAATCAATGGGCAGGAGTGTTTCGTCCTGAGCGAGGCAACCCCGACCAGATTCAACGAGAACCGAGTACCTATATACCCTTACAAAATGGCATGAGCACAGCCAAACCAGTCGCCAAGCCCAAGCCCCTCGGTCCCGACGAGTACTTCGAGTACGGCATCAAATGGAAGCTGCTACCGGTTGACCCGAAGCGGAGGGTGGATCACCTGCGTATCTGCCACATTCACCGGGAGCTTCAAGTCCTGCGCTACTACCACTTCTACAAGGAGATCAAGGGGACGAGGCTGCTACCGTGGAAGGAGCATTTCAAGAAGCTGGTATCCCTGATGTGGGACCGCCCGGATTCCATCAAGCGTTTCCAGTGGAACCCCTACTCCCTGCGCATGCTGGACGCAGCCATCGAGAACAAGTATCTCGCGGTGGCCGGTCACGCCTCTTCCGGCAAGTCGATGTTCTTCGCCATGTGGGGCATCGCCAAATTCCTCATCGGAGACATTCACCCGGACAAGCCCAACGTATGCGACCCGAGCCACGTCAAAGTCTTCCTCACCTCCACCTCCCTTGAGGAATCCCGTGGCCGTATCTGGGGGGACATCGAGAACTTGTGGAACGAACTCATCGTCTGCATGGGCGGCGAGCAGCATCTCCCAGGCAAGCTCATCTCCTCCTCCGGTAAGATCGTTCACATCAACGAGCAGGGGAAGCAGAACTCCAAGGCCGGATTGATCCTCGTCGCTGGTGGCAAGGGGCGTGACTCCGACGCGGAGGGCAAGATCGGGTTCAAAGCCCGGACGGTCATCCTCATCCTCGACGAGCTTCCACTGCTCACTCACACGTTCTACAAGAAGGTCATCTCCAACCTTGCGTCGAACGAGAACTTCCAGTGCATCGGCATCGGCAACCCCACCTCTGCCTTCGATCCGTTCGGCGTGTTCATGGAGCCAGTCAAAGGATGGAGTAGCATCGACGAGGATTACATGGAGTGGGAGACCAAGCTGGGCTACTGCATCCGCTTCAACGGGGAGAAGTCGCCGAACGTGCTGGCTGGTCGGGAAATCTGGCCGGGCCTTCTCACGCTGCGCTACCTCAATGAAATCCGCGCACCTTACGGCGAGAACTACCGGCAGAACTCCGAGTACTACCGAATGGTTCTTGGCTTCCTCCCGCCAGACGGTGACACGCAGGCGATCTACACCGAGGCTGAGATTCTAGGTTCTGACAGCCGCGCCAAAGTGATGACGTGGGTATCGGCCCCAGCGTGGATCGGGTTCCTCGATCCGGCCTTCTCGCATGGCGGGGATGAAGCCAACGCCTGCTTCGCCAAGGTAGGGAAGTTCTACAACCCTCTCCACCAGAAAGAGGTGACGTGCATCGAGCTGGTCGAAATCAAGAACCTCATGTTGCAGGTCAACGCCAAGAGCGCCTCCAAGGATCGCAACGAGCAGCTTGTGGAGATATTCATGCAGGAGTGCGAGACCCGTGGAATCAGGCTCGAAGACCGTGGTCTCGACGCCACGGGGGCAGGTGATCCTCTCTCGACCATCATGGCGATGAAGATGGGCCACGGGTTCCAGAGTGTCAGCTTTGCCGGGGCACCTTCGGACAAGCAGGTGTCGTTGACCGACCGACGCTCAGGCAGGGAGAGGTTCAGCAACCGCGTCTCGGAACTTTGGTATGTTGGCAAGGAGTTGATGCGTGCCGGTCAGATTCGCGGCCTCGACACGGACACCTGCATTCAGATGTGCGCCCGTCTATACAATGAGCGGAAGATCGACAAGGAGAAGGTCGAGGTCGAGAGCAAGCAGAAGATGAAGGCTCGCACTAATGGGCGCAGCCCTGACCGTGCTGACGCCTTCTTCGGCTGCATCGAGATCGCCCGCGTCCGCCACAACCTCTCCAGTGCAGCCCGTGCTGCCGTCAGCAAACCACGAGCCATGAATCGTCAGGAGGCAGTGTGGCACGCTCTCCAGCCTTCGAGCAAGCCGAGGTCATACCTAGCCAGCGATGGGTGGGTGTCGCTGTCCTCCACCGGGCAAGCGTGGGATAAATGAAAAAGCGTTTGACGTTGGATAGGATATGATTCAGGATGTTGAATCCCATGAGCAACGAAATGTCAAAATCCCACCCCGCCCGCTACCGCAACGGGGACTACGAGTTCATCCGTGGCCGCGTGCTCGACATCGGCTGCGGTCCTGACCCGATCAAGCTGCCGCCTCCCCATGAGGTTGTCGGATGGGACTGGGGCAACGGTGACGCCCAGTACCTCGCCAGCCTCGACGACAAGAGCTTCGACACGGTCGTCAGCGCCCACTGCCTAGAGCACATGGTCGATGTCCAGACTTCGCTGAACAACTGGTCTCGCGTGCTCAAGGAAGGTGGTTATCTCTACATTCTGGTGCCGAGCTGGACGTTCTACGAACGGTGGCAGTGGCCGTCCCGCTACAACGCCGACCACAAGGCTAGCTTCGATCTGCTCGACCCACCCGTTCGCCCGGCTCATCCATTCTTCACGATGAAGGACATGCGCCGTGTCGGCAAGGCCGCAGGACTGGAACTGGTGGACGCACGCCTAGAACTCGACAACTACCGTATCGAGAAGACATGGGACTTGAACCTCGACCAAACACATCACGGCGCACTTGCCCAGTGCTGCTTCATTTTCCTCAAAGCATGATACCCGTCATCATCTACCGCCCACCCTCCCAACGCAGCGCAGTCGATAACGTCGTCGCTTGGTGCGATGAACTCGACGGCACAAAGGTCGAGAAGTTCAGCCGCCCAGAACCAACCGGCATGTCGTACCCCGGACTTCCGAACTGGTCGTTCAAGCAGACTGCCAAGCACATGAAGGGTCAGGACTTCTTCTGGCTGGAGGCTGACTCAATCCCGCTCAAGAAGGGATGGATCAAGTCGCTCGAAGCGGAGTGGCAGGAAGCAAAGAAGTATGGCTGCCAGATGATGTGGGCCTCCGACTACAATGCACCACATGACCGGATCGGTGGCATCGGAGTCTTCTCAGCCGACATCGACTCGATCATTCCCGATGGTATCGTGGACGACGGATTCGATGGATGGGTGGTACGTCACTGTGTCCATCTCGTCCACCGCACCCCGTTGATCCAGCACAGCTACGCAGTGTATAAGCCCAATGGAGACATCGAACGGAAGCACGAGTTCCCGCCAGACCTCAAAGTGATCCGAAAGGAAACCGTCATCTTCCACAAGGACCAGCAGCAACAACTCATCGAGTGCGTGAGAAAGGGGACGCTGTGAAAATCCGCGTAGGTGGCGACCTTGGAGACGCAACTGCATCCCTGTGTGCGATCAAGGCAGTTCCTGACGGCCCGCACGACATCTACTTCGTGGACCGTCGTCCGACCGTCGCGCCGTTCTTGGAACGCGAGAATATCATCCGCCCGCTTTATGAAGCCTGCCCCTACGTCCGTGCCGTCCACATCGGCGAGGACGCTGTGGACATCGACTTGACCGACTTCCGCAAGCACTTCTCCAACAAGCGCACATTGGCGATGTCGCAGAAGGTGCATCTGGAAAGCCTCGGAGTGGACATGAGAGCCTACGACCAGACGAGCGCATGGGTTCCAGTCACCGGAAAACCGCACGACCGGATCGTGCTACACCGTTCGCCCCGATACCGTAACCCACACTTTCCTTGGAAAAAGCTGGTCCGGTATTTCGGCGAACGGTGTGTGTTCGTCGGGCTTCCGCATGAGCACGGGGACTTCCAGAACGTCGTTGGGACAAGTGTGGAGCGGATGACTTTCCCAAACCTGCTCATGCTTGCTGAGTTCGCGGCAGGAGCGCGATGGAGCGTTGGCAATCAGTCCGCTCCGTTCAATGTGTTCGAGGCGATCAAGACGCCGCGCATCCTTGAGGTGTGCCTGTGGCAGCCGGATTGCCTCTACCTTGACCACAAACCAGAGAACGTGATCCACTGCGCGGATGGCTCAATGACCGTGGATGGCGAGGTCTTCGAGTCCCCCATCTCAGAGTTCAAGCCAGAGGTCCGAGAAACCCCACCCGGATTCTGGCAGTATCCAGGCTACACGACTACGCCGGTCCTCTCGTTGTTGGCCAAAGCCGTCTCTAGACGTGAAGGTATTTCGGTTGACGAGGCGCATCAAAAAGTTTACCTGCATAACTGCCTGCGCTGTCCACGGTTCTTCCGCAACCCGGCACGCGACTTGGAACTCACCCGATTCAGAACCGCACTAGAGAACGCATGAAACTCGTCATCCCAGTATCCCGCCACGACTCCCACCGCCTTGAGAAGCTCGTCGATGTGCTTCTCCACTTCGGCGGATTAGAGCACCATCCGATCATGTTCCACCCGACTCCTGACGCGGTGGAGGAGACCTACCGGCAGGCTGGGCGCATGGGCCTCTACCGTCCTGAGATCGTGCCGACCGACCGTAACTTCGACGGGGGTGCTCCGGCTGCCTGCAACCAGCATTTCGCTTCCGCCGTGTACGCTCTCGGTAGGCAGAACAACAATCTGCCGTGGCTCTGGTTTGAGGCGGATATGATGCCAGTGTGCGCGGACTGGGTATCAAAGCTGCAACGCGAGTACTACTCCATCAACGCGCCCCTGATGGGGAACGTCGTCCAGCTCCCCTACTGGAGCTTCGACACCAAGACACTCACCCTAGACTCCGGCGACCTGATGATGATGGGCTGCGGCGTGTATCCGGCGAAGATGGAGAAGGACCAGCGCATAGCCCCGTTGATCCTCAGTCTCACCTATCCGCCCCCACGCAACCCGGAAGGACCATTCGACGTGTTTCTCCGCCACGCCTTCAAGCACACTGGATGGTCAGATACCAAGCTGATCTCTGACCAGTGGAACACCTGCAACTACCGCTACGATAACGGCCAGTTGGTCTGCGAGTCGATGCCGGTCGGTGAGCGTTTCCGTCAGCGTGGCGGTGTCGTTAACCCAGAAGCGGTCCTCGTCCACGGCTGTAAGGACGACTCGCTGCACGCGCTGATGATGAAGCAGCCTGAGTACTATGTGCCGAAGAAAGAGCCGACTGAGGTTGTGCCTGACGTGGTGCAGATTGACTCTCCTACCGAGGTGGAGACTGTCGAGCCGCTTCAACCTGAGCCGCTCGCTTCCACAGAAGAGGAAAAAGAGAC